ACAGTGTCAACAGCATAAGCATCAATACCAGTTGCAGCATTGAAGTAATAGCTGTTGCTGTTAACCCAGTTAGCACCAGTGTTAGCTGGAGACTGTGTACGAGTACCGTCACCGAAGCCAGTAGCAGCGTTGATGAGGTCAGTGTCTACTTTCAGAGCCAACTGGTAACCAGCGTCTTCTGTGTAGAACTGACGGAGGCTGTTGAGAGCCTGTACTTCTACGATGTCTTCGATCAGACGTGAGTACTCGAAGTGACGGTCAACAGTGACAGTCAACTCTGACTCAAGGTTTGCTTGGATTGTTACAGCAGTTGCTTCTGCTTTTGCAGAGGCTGAACCACGAGTAGGCTTAGGGATGTGGATTACGTCACCCTTCTTGCCAGCCATTTGAATGCGCTTGACAAGGGGAGCCATCTTGAGGTTCTTTTGGTATGCAGCAATGATCTCGTCACTCCAGATTTCTGGAATGAAAGTACCTGCTGCTGTTTTGTCTACTACAGCATTTGCTGTGAAGTAGGTTCCGGAAGTTTCGCCAGCCATAATTAATCTCCTTTAGATTACTTGACTCGACCCTCCGCGTAAGCTTGTAGTATTTCGTCTGACAATGCTTGGTAACGCTCAGGGTCTGTTTTCATTAGTTTAATAATGTCGGACCTGCGATATACCTTCTTACGTGAACCCTCACCAGTGCCTCGTGCGTTGCCTGTATTAGCTGCCTTGAGTGTCTGCTTACGTGCCTGTTTTTCAACTTGGGCAGTCTGCTGGGCTACTGTCTTCCGTTCTTTCCAGAGTGAGAAGAGTTCGTCCGCAGAGTCAGCATCGTACTGCTGGTCAGCTGCTACAAACAACTGAGTCCTAATCTTAGACGCCTTGATCCATTCTGCAAACTTTGGATCACTAAGGATCTCTTGCATATCTGGATGCTTGGCTTGAAGCGTAGCTAGTGACGACTGCTTCTTGTACTGCTCAGTGTACTGCTGTGCTTCTCTAATCTTAGGGTGATTCTCAATAGCACGATTGACGGCTGCTTGAGGATCTGTAAAGTAGTCTATATCGTCTTCAGGCTCAACGTGTTGCTGTTGAGGTGCTATGGGTTGTGTTTGAGTACTGATGTAGTCATCCACAACTTTACGAAGTTCGCCTACCTCAGAAGACTGACGACCCAATAGCTTTTCAGCTTCTTGGTGCATCTTGACTACGTCTTCTAAAGACTTACCTTGGTACTTCTCTGGTAAGCTGGGTTCTTCTGGCTGAGGTTGCTCAACTTGTTCTTGTTGAATCTCTTCTACTTCGTTTTGTTCGATTTGATCCGCGTTTTCCTCTTCAGGACGGGGATCTAGAATCGTTGCTCTAGACATAATTAAACTCCGTGATCGTTATCATTGTGGAGATGTGTTTATTTTTGACCTGCTTTTTCGTGCTCTTTGACCCACTTCATGTGAGCGCCGGGGAATGAACCATCGGAACCATTTAAGTGAAAAGACGGGGCAGATACCATTTTTGTAGCATTCGCGCCACAACCGCACCTACTGGTTGTGACGTTACTCGCTACCATTTCTTCAAAGACATGTCCGTTAGTACAACGGAAGTCGTAAATTTTAAACATCAACAGGACCTTCTTCTTCTGCTTCTGCTTGCTCTCTAGCCGCTTCTATAGTACCTTGGAGGTTGATTACAGTAGCGAAAGCAGCAACTTGGCCTTTACGGAAGAAAAGTTCCTCTGTGTCCTTGACTGTCTGAATGTCAGCCAATTGTTGTGCATTGTTGGATAACTCTTGTAAGAGTTGTTTGAAACCTTCGTGATTGAAGAGTTCGTTGTAGTTGTCGAAGTAGGTTTCAAGCTCAGGAGTCATAGTTTCCTCTAATGTTGTTAACTATAGTTTTATTATAGCATACTTTTATGCAGTTGTCAAGCTTTTCTTGTGGACTTTCTACGTCTACCTGAAGCTGTAACTGCGTGTTTGATTGCTTTGGGGCCAGTCTTGCGGCGAGCAGAAGAAGCTTTTTCAGCTTTGGTCATCTTAGCGGCAACAGCCTTAGGACGACAAGAGGGGTAGGGACGCTTAGACTCACCCTTTTTTGCAGACTTACGTCCACAAGGTTTGCCTGTCTTAACGTCTACCCACTCTTCCTTAAACCACTTCTTAAGGGCTGCACCCTTTTTACTTTTTCTTACGGCCACTTTTATTACCCCAGTTCTTAGCGCCTACCTTGCGGCATTTGGCAACTGCACCTGATGCGTACGCAGAAGGCCAGACTTTGTACCTAGCTTTAACCTTGCGCGCACAAGCGTCGTTAGCTTTCTTACGTTTAGCTGGCATTAGTAACCTCGTTGTCCACCGGGACGCATTGGCTTCTTTTTCTTTTTGTTAGTAGCTGCACGTTGTCCACGCTTTGGTAGGCTTTTGGCTTTAGGTTTCATTTTATAGCCGGGCATAGCTTTCTCCTTTGCTGTCTTAGACAGGTCTTCAAAATGGAAAAGTTTTACAGATGTTTTTCCGTGAGTTTTGCCTGAGTGTAATGAACCGTCAGGCATCTTGTGTGTGCCGCCTGTATATTCAGTACCGTCACGCTTATAATGTTTTACACCTTTAGCCATAATTAACTCTTAAGTTTGTAAAAGTCTTCTATTGTACACCGGACTTGTCGTCCTTTGTGTCTCATGTATACTGGTGCGCCTACTCTAAGCTTGTGTACTGCTACTTGAGTTACGTCTTCAGATACGTTGCAGCTTGGTATGACTACGTACTGCTGATCTGCTTTTTCTATGAGAATCTTAGTGTCTGCTGATGCCTGTAACGACAGCAGCATTACTGCTACTAATAGTTTTCGCATTGTGTTCTCCTAACGTCATCACGACGTGCTTTAGCCTCACGGCTGTGTTTACCACTTCTTACAAGACCAGTACCTCGCCGTGAGTTTGCTGGGTGGGTTTGTGTCACACTTGTGACGCGCTCTAAACGACTTCCGTCGTGCAGGCTGGTCTTTCTTAATAGTCATCTTGGCGTCACCAAAACGTATGGTCTTGGTTTTGTCGCCTTCTTTGGCTACTACTACAAACTTTTTAGTCGGGTGGTTAGGCGTCCGCTTTGGTTTGTTGTACCCGCTTACGCCCGCTCGTGCTAGTTTTGGATCCTTGGACTTGGGCATTACTGAGTTCCTCCACCTTGCGTTCCAATTGGTCCAACCGGGCGAACTGGTCGCTGAACTTGTTGTTGATTTGGTCTAGCAGGAGTTGCATTTCTTTCTGCGTTATTAACATTGGTTCTACCTTCTATCTGCTTCTCTTTAAGGAGAGTATCAGCCACTCTCATGCGGCGTTCAAACTCTTTGTCTTCAGCGTCACCTTCACGAAGGTTTCGGGTGATAGCGTTAATTTTGTCAATCTCTAGTTCCTGCGGCACTGCTTGAGCCTCTGCAGCCAACTTAACAGCACGTGCTTGTGACTCTTGAGCCTGCGCTGCCAAAGCCGCTGTCTGGGACTGCTGGAACTCCAGTTGTGCTTGTTGTGCTGCTTGAGCTAGCTGTTGTTGCTGTGGGTTAGGCTGCATTGCTTGAGCCATGGCTGCCAACAGTTCTTCACGGTTAGACAAGTTCATGTTGTCAATAATACTTTGAATCAATGTGTTGTACAGCGGTGACTGTCGGTCCATGGTTTGCAACAGCTGTACAAGCTGGGTTACTTCGTATTCTCTAGCGATAATACCAAGAGTGCTGCTTGCGTTGAACTTGTAGTCCGCAACAGGATAGTTTTCTGGGTCAAACTGCATGTACCGATAAGCAGCTTTCTTGACAAACGGAATTAGAAACGACTGTTGGAAGTTAATCAGTGTCCGCTTGTGACGTTTAATAATAGCGCCAAGAGACATACTAATACCAGCGGCAGTAGCCTCGCCGTTAACGCTGCCAGCAATTCCTGCTGAGTCCACTGCTCCCGTTGCTTGCTGTACCATCTGCTGCAATGCTCCGGCTTGAGCAAAAGTAATTTGGCTAACTTGACCAAAGTTGAATGGCTGTAGAACTTCTTTAGGATTTCCATTGGTAAGCACCATTTTGCCGGGACGTACTTCGGGCTTTGCACCACGTGGTAACCTAGTTGCGTCAATAGCCATCATTGGGTGAATTGTAAGGCTTAGTGCATCAATTCTAGCTCGTAGCTCTGTGTCCAAAGCTTTTTGAGAGTTGTAGCCCTTTTCGCAGACCCCACGACCCCAGAAGCGTCCGGGTACTACGTCCCAAGGAAACGCAACAACAGGACGGTCTGTCATCATGTAGGGATTGGCTTCTGCCTTCAACAAGATACCACCGTTAGCAATCACTACAACGGCTTCTACGTAACGTGACTCAGAGTCTTCTTCAGGTACTGCTTCTTCGTCATCTTCGCTCATAGCGGCATTCAGAAGCTCTCGTGGCACTAAACCATAGTACTTAGTGAGTCGTACCTTGTCGTCATTGTAAATAGTGATGTCTTGGTCAGGCTCAAGATCAGTGTCAGGAGCAGCAGGACCAACGTAAACGTCTTTGTAAACACCTTGTTCCTGCAGCTGTTCTACATGGTGTAGGCTTACGAATTCGTCTACAGCAACACCCATAGCGTCCTCTACAGAGGTAGCTACAGGATCAATTAGGAAGTTCTGGGGTAGTACAGGCTTAAGTTTAACTTTGACACGGTCAGTGATGTTTACTCCTACTGCTTGCAAATCTCCTCCCATAATGGGTTGAGTAGCAGGAGCCATCTCCTTCATTTCTTCAATAACGATTTCGCCAATACCTGTACCAAAGACTGCAGCGTTGATAAGACATTCTGCAACAGCCTTGCGTACCATACAGTCTTCAAAGTCTTCTGTAAGTTTATTCCTAAGGAACTGTACGTCTTGCTTGTTAGTGTCGCCCATGTTGTCACTAACATCAAACCACTTACCACGTCCGAAGGTCGCTTCCTCTAGCTCTGCTACGTTAGACTCAACAGCTTGCTGTAGTGCAGGAGAAATAATACGGGAACGCTCACTGCGACGCTCGCTGTCAGCAGGATCCCAAATGCCACGCCAGAGTCTATAATACTCTTCAAAACGTCCTTCATAATTTGATTCATAATAATCGCGCCAGTCCTCACATTTGTTCATGACCCAGTCTTCAAGGGCTTCTTGGATCATCAACGGGTCGTTTTCATAAAATTCTGCCATATTAGTATCCTGCTACCACGTCTAAAATATCATGGTCTTCTATTTCGTAGTCGTAGTCGTACGCTACATTTGCCAGTTGGTCGATGTACGCTAAAGCGTCCACCAAGTCGTCATGGGTCAAAGGGTCAGGAAACTGGAAGAGTTGGTCTAGGAATCTAGAGTTCCACTCTCCTTTGTTCAGCGTAATGTACCCATTTTCAAAGCGCCCCTGTAGCGCCCACATTACCCTGTCGGTCTTTTTCTTGTTACCGTGTGTCAACTCTTCTACTCTAAAGAATGTTCCGTACCGCTTCTGTAGATCCATCAGAGGTGACATGACGGCTTGTTTAGCAATACCTCTTTCGATTCCCACCGATATGGGACGGTAATCTCTAACGGCCTGAAATATCTTAGCTGCTGTTTCGTCAAGTGACCATCGACCGTATATGATATTGTCAACATACCAACCATGCTCATTGACCTTAACCACTGCGATCGCTGTGTCGTCAAGTTTAGAATTCTTAGTCTTCTTTTTGTTGACTTCTTCAAATCCTGCCAAGTCAACTGCAATGTAATAATCTCCTACTTCGGGCCTATCTTCACTAAACTGTACCCAGTCTTCCTTAAACATTTCTGACCCACGCGCTTCAAAAGACGCCATAAACTCTTGGCGAAACGCATAAGAAGACATAGACTTTTTAGCAATATCAATTTCGTCCGGGTCCAGCAATGGATTGTCGTAAGAAGTAAAGTGGTATGCAGCGTACGTCGGATCATTGCTTAACTCCGCATATTTGTATAACTCGTAAAAATGATTCCTGCCCATAGGTGTCCCTATGAACATTGCACATCCTTTTTGGTCAGCCAAAGCAGGTCTCAGGATCTGCTCAAATACCTCAGGCTTCATGTCAGCGTACTCGTCCATTACTAGGAACTTGAGGCTAACTCCGCGCATAGTTTCGGGGCGGTCGGCTCCCTTGAGACTGATAGTGGCTCCATTAATAAGCTTAATTTGAAGATTATTAACATGACTACCACTGATAACTTCATGCCCGAGATCGAGAAGGGTGGTCCACATGATGTCTCTGGCTTGTCCCTGA